CCCATCGCTGGGGTGGCTGCGCCTATGTAATGAAGATACTCTTCAATGCTTGGCTTCTCCAAGTGCTCTCCTTAGTAAGTCTACCCATACATGAGCAGGCATGGTGCAATACCAATCGCCAGGACTTCCCCTACCCTTGCGCTTGTGCCACACCACGCCTGTCCATGCCTTGTCGTTAGCCATCTCGACTATCAACTCTTCTGTCCACTCTGACAACTTCATTGTCGCGTGGTTTTTGATTTCAATTGTAACTCCAGGTATACCTGAGATGTCACCTTTGTCTAGCGTAGCACCAGCCAATCGCCTATCTACATAAGGAAACCATTCTTTGAGATACTTAACTACATCTCGTTCTGCTCCTGAGCCTTTGGCTTTGGCTGCGCTACTCATTACTTAGGTTGCTCTGTAATTCTATTGATTACCCATCCATTTGTTTCTAATTTTGCTGCTCGTTCTTCTGCAATTTCAAGGCTAGATGCACGAATAGTTTTTAGTTTATTTTTTTCATATAGGACTTCATACTTTGGCATTATACTTTCATCTCCATCTGTGTGCTGTCTCGGACTACATCTTCTAGATGCATTTTGGCTGGGTCAAATGATAGCGTAAGGTAAGTTGCCCCTGTCGGGTCAGCCTTACCATAACGATTTTTAACTGGGGCTACACACAAGTATGTGTCTACTCCATGTATCATCTGACCTACTGTGAGTACCATTGCTGGTATCTGTGCCACCTTACCTTGTAATGCTGAACGTGGTTGACAAGGATAACCCTGTGCTCCTTCTTGGGTATGGTGCAAGACTAGTACTGCTGCATTGGTATCACGTGCTAGATACTTTAACTCTTTCATAACTGCACGCATACCTGCAAACTCTTCATGTCCATCAATGGCTATGTCCATAAGATTATCTACAACTATAAGAGTAGGGCTTCTGCCCCACATAGTTTCAAATGCTGATACTTCTTCATCTAAATCTTTTAGTGTAGGACTAGGTTCAAACGACCAGTACATACCAGAAAACTCACGGAGATAATGTTCTGCTGTTTCTGGCTTGGTCTTAATCATGTACTCAGCATCTTGCTGAGTTATCTTGGCTTTCATAGCAAGCAAACGCATTGCCATTGTATGTGCATTGGTATCGGCAGAGAAGTAAAGGGTTGGTTGTTTCAGTCTTGCTGCGATATGCAATGCAATAGATGACTTACCTGCGCCTGGAGTACCTGCTATGACTGTAACTTCTGCTCTACGCAGGATGATACCTTCACGTTGGAAAGCCTGAAAAGGTGGGGGTAATGGTTCTCCCCCCACCTCTGGCTTACCGATACTTCGGCGGAGTGTTTTCATTTATGCTTTTGTTTGGTCGGCTGTAAATGTAGCAAACTCTGGTGAGCCTGCTTTGACATAAACTGTTGTGCATTTAGTTGCATCGCCTTGTTTAGCAGGGCAGAAGTGTCCTTTGTATGGACCAAACTTACCTGTTAAACCGTGGATGCGTGTCATTGTACCGTGAGGACACTGACGTGCACCGACACCTGGAGATATAAATGCTGGTGGTCCACCTGGTAGTACTGACTCACTAATTACTGTTGCACCTAATGAATTAGCAAGCATGCCAACTATAGGTGATGGTGGTACTGCTGTGTTAACTGGTGCAGTACCTCGTACTGCTGCTTCTAGTTCTGCAGTTGCAGATGCTAGTGATGCAAGTGTTAGTGCTACTGTCTGGTCCAGTTCTTCTGCGTTAGACGCACGAACTGTAACCAGTGAACCTGCTGCTGATTTAACGGTGATACTGATTGGTGCTTCTGTGTGCATGTTTCTCCTTGATAGTGGTAATTACCCCGCAAGAACGGCATACATATTCTGTATCCGTTTCAACGTACTGATAGAGTATAACATTTGTGCTCATGCAACTAGTGCATAACTTCAAGTAAGTTTCTCTACCAATTTCTTTTTGGTATCTCTAAAGGCACGTACCTTCATTGCTAATTGGATACCTTTCCATCCTTCTTTGATGTCAACAAAGTGAAGTTCACATTTACCACTGCCTGCTGGCAAGTGGACAATGATTCCTTTATCTTTATTAACATCTCCCCATACCGAACGGCTTGCGGTAGCGGGGTCATACGGCAAGCCGTTTGCATACACCGCTAACTGCATAGCAATTTTATTTGGGTAGGAAATACTACCAGTCTTTAGGTCAGAGATAAACAACTCGCCTTTGTATCTGACTACTCGGTCAGGTGTACCTGCAATCTTAAACTTATCCAGTACACAAAACTGCTCGATAAAAACATTTTCAAAGCCTTTAGTTGCGGCATCATATGCTTGTATATTAGCAACATAATCCTCAGGGATTACGCCTAGGTCTATACCTCTGTCATGTTTTTCTGTGAGTGTATGTATGGCTGTGCCTATGGTTGCTTGCTTAGTAGCACCTGCTGCTTCCATTGCATCTTCAACTAACTTATCCATCTCTAATTTATTTTCTCTTACAGCACTGGCTGCAAGTAATAAGTCAGGACGCAGTGTTAATCCTGCTGCTGCCATACGTAACTTCCATGCTACTAGTGCAGTGCCATCATCTAATGAACCTGCAACTGTAGTGGTACGTGTGTACGGTACTGGCTTACCACCTTTAGGTGGCACAACCATAGGTCTACCGTATCTATCTCTGGGTACTTCTACTTCCGACATACTTCTCCTTTGATTAAGTAACCAGTGGGGGTAGGACAAGGAGAGAGCCAAAACCTACCGCCCACTGATTGTCCCCATCATAGCATAGGTGACGGCTATGCATTGATGTCATGCCCGCAATGCGGACAAAGTTTTTCTCGTTTCTTATACGTCACATGTTTAACTTGGTCTTTAAAGTTTTGATGTACATAAATCTTACATCTGTTGCGTGCAGCATACAATCTTACGATTGCACCTGACTGGTGTAGTACTGATAGTACACCGCTTGCTGTGCCATGATGCCAGCCTGTGTCAATGGCTAACTCTTTCCATGTAGCACCTTCAGTGCCTCTGTTTTTTAATATACGTAACGCTAATTGCTGGTTGTTTTCTTCCCGACCAGAATAAATATTATCTATTGCTCTTTGTTGGGATGTGTCAGTACCTGACCAGCCAGCAGTACCATTGTATGGAACATAGGCTGATGTCATCTTGTGTCACTATCTTCAAGAGGTAATGACCATACATCTGACCAACCATTTACTTTACGCTTAAGACTAATCTTTCCATCTGTTCGTATTTCAACTAAGAAATACTCATTATTATCTTGAAAGATTGCGATAGTATCAATTGGAAATTGCATTAGTTATCTTCTTCTATCTCTTGTAGTACTTCGTCTAGTACTACTTGTGCTGCTTCAGCCATACGGTCTAATGAATCTTGTAGTTCCTTACTCATTAGTTGTCCTCTTCTAAGTCGTGTACTTCTACTTGGTCTACAGTATAGTCACCATCATTGAATGATACATCTACATTATCTGTAAACATAGACTCTGCTTCTTCTTCTTCTTCTGCTTCTACAGTGAATGAACCTGTGATAGTAAACGTTCCACTGTATTGCGTTGTAAGTTTATTGCATCCGATGGATTCAAGTAATAGGTTGACATCACCTTTACTGATTGTTGTTTCACCATCTTGCCATTCACCTTCACTGAAGAAGTCACGGATTTCATAACGAATTTTGCGCAGTTGGTCTTGGAGTTTATCAACTTCGCCTGCCTTTTCTATGTAACGTGTTACTTCGTTTTCAGTATAATTTACTATACCATCTACTGTTGTAATTTGGATTGTGTTCATGTTTCCCTCTCGTTGTTTGTGTGTGCTCCGTGTTCGCCACTGGCGGAGCAACCCAGTGAAACGTCCCTTATATAATAAGAAGTTAATTATATAAGTTATGCGAGAATTAAGTCTAATGCTTTATCCTTGATACGGTCATTGCGTCCACTGATGGTGGCGATTGCACGGCGGTCAGAGCCACCAGAAGCATAATGGTCAGCATGTTCAATGACCGCTTGCCATACACCAAAGGCTGTGCCTCTGATGTTTTCCTGTGTAGGTGACTGGCTGTAGATATTCCACGCTGAGTCACGTCCATTTAGTGCAATGGTACGTTGACGGCGTTGACCTTGTGATAGTAAATGGTCAGGTGCATCTTCTACTT